AATACATTTTTTACTTTTTTGCAAAAGAGAGATTTTTTAAACTTTGATTGGGAGACTGCGGTTTTCTGAATCAAAAATGATTGGTTAGGATTTCAATTCTTAATCAATGAATTCAAGTGATTGAATTCAATACAAGATTACAGATAGTTGTATAGCTGAATTTTTTAATAGAGTGATGAATTTTATTTGAAAACAGCTTTCGCTATAGGTATTCTTAAGAGGAGCAAAGGATTGTTGTGAATTAAAAACAACAATCACGGAGCTCTATGGACCTCATCCTTAGATTTACAACTCATTAACTTGAGAGCAGGGTCTGTAATAGGAGGAGGAAATATGTGCATAGAGAATTCTCTTAAAGGTTACAGTTGATTTCCTGTAATAGGAGATGGTTTCTGTATGATACATAGTTTCTTATGTTCAGTGAACAATGGTAGCTATATAGCTATAAGTAATGAAACTCCACAAATGAAAGAGTCTACTAAAAAATATAACAGATAATAGCGAGAAAAGTAAATAACTGCCTTGATAACGGCATTTCACACGCAACTCTTCTAATAGACGGATAGACAAAGTAAGTCTATCTGTGACTATTTAACAGATGATAGTGTAGATTTATATTAATGGCTGGACTTTAAATAAGATTATTTAGAATTGTGTAAATTCCTATCACAAGGAATATACCCGGCTAATCTTTCATCGCAATACGTGGAGTTATTGATAGATACTTTATACCCACACTTAGACTATTCTTTCGACCCTTAGTCAGGTAAGTCACACATTTTCCATGTGAAAGACAATCATTGTGATTATTATAGAGCTAAGAAATATGATAATTAACATAAAAATTACGCTGTCAACGAAATATATTCTAAATTAATTCAAGAAGATATTGACAGCGATAGAGAATTAATGGGGAGAATATAATAAGCAGAAAGTTTATTATCAGCAGGTTTTAAGAAAGAAAAGTAGTAAAAAATAAAAGACAAAATATAATGTAACACTCTTTCTCAACCTGATCAATAAGTTGAGGTTTAATCTTAACCCGATGAAGTCAAGAAATTTGAAGTAGCATTTACTATTTCTAAAGAGATGTAATTGTTTTTGAGTTAAGACTAATCATACGAATACAAGCCAAGTAGGAATTATCCTCATCCAGATAATAGAGTAATGTCTGACTACTTACATTTCGACATGATAAGGAAATCTTTATGAGAAGCGGATCTAACATCTAGAAACGTCATAGAACACGCAGCAAAACCTCATAAATTGACATATTGGTTTAGCAAAAGTTAGTTGAGAAAATACTAATACACGAGACCTTATGTGATTGAGTAGGATCTATGATACGAAATGAAAAAATAAATAGGTACGTATTTAGGTAGACAACTGTATAAACCAGATAATCAAATACATGTATTACACGACGTTGCATATTATGACATGCTGTAATTAGACAATTTAGTTTAAGATTAAACATGTTATGTATCTTATATTAAGTATCCAAAGCTAGACGGATATTATAATTATGGATAAGCTTAAGTAGAAGTTAAGAATAGTTACGTACACGTGAATGTGGATGGTAATGGTTCTGGCTACTAACATAGACTGTTAGACATACCTCTAGGTACAATATATTATAAAGGAAAGATAATATACGTAGAGTAACAACAATGTTACAAATGGAATGACTATGTACAACAGGTTAGCGTGAGAATACATGTAGTAGGATAAAATAAATGAAATATAAAGGATAAAGATTTATGTAAACCTATATATACTAAGGATGCAGATTTGTTCTATCCTAAAAGCTTTGCGGAGTATTACAGCAGAGATACTACAGAGAAAATATTCATCAGTTAAGAAAACAATTTAGACCAAGTATATCCCTATCAAAAAGAACCTCAAACTATATAATAATAAATCATGTTAATTCCGCAAATATAAAGCATTATATAGTAATTCCTTCCAAATTAACCTTAAGATTTTAAGAAATAGTATACATTAATTAAATGATAGGTAATAAAAGAGGTGAACCACAGAGAAAAATGGGTGATTTCGATAGCAGTAGAACATATATCAGACAACATTATTTACGCATATTTAGAACAAGTATAAGAATGACGACAAATAGACTAAATAATAGATTCACCTATTAATTAGTTACCTGAGTTATATATTGAACCAAGTGAGTATTCTTACAAATTAAGAATAACTTATTTAATAGCTATATTCCTCAGTGTGGCTTTGTTACCTAACGCATGGACTCAAGTTAACTTTGCGATTCACGCTACATTAGCATTAATATATTTATTCTCCAATCAATATAATAGAACTACTAGACGTGTATACAATAGAGCTGGCAATGAAGAAGACAGCATTATAACAACGATATTGAATTGGATTTCGTAATTATGCGGATATGTTCCTTGAAGGTAATAGACTTCCGCTAAGTGAGCAGGAGGTCAGAGGATTCGAAAACAGGAAGCAGATATGATAAGCGTAGAAAACTTAATAGAAAATAATTATTAACAAGACGTGTATATCGCTAATTAAAATATAAACTCAGAAGAGTTGAGAGCAACACATTATAATCCATTTAGTAAAGATTGTAATAAGCCAAGCATGTTATATGGAAATGATATATGCTAAATAAAATCGTACGGAGATGGTAAATGTACTTGTAAAAATTAGTATTATATTAATTAGGACTTTCCTGAAGCGGTATAATATTCCAATTGTATATACAACCAAATGGCAGCTTTAAGTATTAGACAAATATCAGCTCTAGAACAAACGGATCCTAACGTAGTAGGAGAATTCAGGACCTTTGTTGATAAATATTTCCAACAACATGATCAATAAATTTAGAAATACATAGAGTTAAATTCAGAAAGTTATACATTTTAGAATTTCTTAGAAGGCGTCGATGACAATAGGAAAAAGAAGATATATTAAAAAGGGTGGGACTCTTTTTTAACTAATAACCGTATTAACACTTCCTATGACTTCTTTGCCAAATCCAATGAAATCCATCTTGCTTCAGGCTCCTGACCTTGAGCTATCTTTAATCCTTCTGACGAATTAAAAGCAGTAGGAGCTTATGTCTCTAGGTTCTTCATCAGGATAATGAAAGAAATAGAACCCGGATTCATCTCGGGTTACACGGAAAATTAGGTAGCACGAAAAATACAGGATATTATACATCAATAATAATATTCGAGTACTAGTTGTTATAGCTACGATGGCGGCAGCCACGACGCTCATTAACACGAGGAATTAATAGAAGCCGTAGACAATCTAGTCTTGAGAAGATATTTACCACTGTTCCTTCAATGACTATAACTAGACGAATTATATCACGATACTATAATACAAGCACTAACATCTTTGAAAGGAGTAGTAAATTCTTCTTCGGGATTGAGATTTGTTATTAAGGGGACAGTATTTTCGGGACATCCAACTAGAACAACACTATTCAACACTATGAGATCTATATTATACAATAAGTATATGCTCAGTAAGATTAATGTATCTGGAATGGTATTAGCTTCAGGAGATGATATTTTATGTTTCACTGACAAACCTGTACATTAATAAGACTTATGTTACATTGGCAAAGCTGGTAGCGGATTAGGGTTAGGATAAAACCCAACTGACTTCGTATTTGGTGATATATCAATTTAAAGTTTCTTATCAAGAAAAATTTCCATATCAGAAGATAATTAAATATTGTATTATAGAGATAGTTCTAAATTGCATAAATCTGGTTAATTCATGACAATAAATTGTCCTTTAACAAAAGAACAATTCGATAGAATGTAAGCCATAGGAGAGAATTATGAAACAGGAGGACTTTCAAGAGAAGATGCCCTTTGGAA